TCCAATGCGGACCACGTCGGGAACATGAGCGCCGGCAGCGGTGCAATGATCATCCGCGGTCCTTCTTTATATATATACACGCGTGAAACCGGCGACACGAAAAAAAATTGAACTTTTCGAAAAAAAAGTGCTTGCAATACGTTAATAACGTGCTATAATACAAAGTGTAAGGACGTTAATAACGTGAACACAACACAACAATTTAATGGAGGTACAACAATGAATAATAAGAAAGATAGGAAGAACATCTTCCACAGATTTGAAGGGCTGACCACTGCAGCCATCGCCAAAATGACTTTAAAGGCGTTATCGGAATACATTTATTTATCCGACGGCAACGAAAAATTAAAGTCCAACAAGAATGTTAAATTCTTAATTTGGAACCTTCCGGCGGTCATTACGTGTCCAGGAAAAACGGCACAATGCTTTGAAAAGTGCTATGCGCGCATTGCTGAAATGATGTATCCAGGCGCGCGGAATCGTCGGAAGAAAAACTTGTGGATTTCTGGCAGCGTGTTTTTCGTTCCGATGGTTATAAGATGGATCGAGTTGAAAGCCAAACACGCAAAACAGAAGAAAATAGTTGTTAGGGTCCATGAGTCCGGCGACTTTTACTCTAAAAAGTACGCGGAAAAATGGCTCACGGTCATGAGACACTTTGAAGGCGACAAAAGAATTGTTTTCGAGGCGTACACAAAAAGCCTATGGATGTTTGAAGGCGTGGACCTTCCTAAAAACTTTCAATTACTGTATAGCGTATGGCCTGATACTCCAACGCTCGAATTAGTAAGGGCTAAACGTATGAATGTTAGAATCTATACAGCTTTCCAGGAAGGCGATGAAAGATTTAAACAGTACTTTATTTGTCCTTGCGACGATTGCGGACATTGCCTTGCGTGTATTAATCACAATGTCAGAAATATTGCTGCTGTGATCAGGTAACAGCAGCGGAAAAGAAGGGAGGTAAAAACATGGCTAGACGTTGGAAACCATCGAAACAGGCAGCAAAGGAATTTGCTGTTAAAATGAGAGAGATTGACGCGTTTTGTGAAAGAAACGAAATTAAACAGAGTAGCAGCAGCGATTCTTATTATTTCGAGATCGCTGGCACGTTCTACAGAGTATCAAATCATTCTGTCGAGGCTAGCAATCGAGGCGCATTTGACGAGTTTGGAAATCAGAAAAGAGAACTATATCACGACGGTGGACGGCGGAAAGACGTTGTTTACATCCACGCCGGAAAAACTAGAATAATGGACATCTACAACGATTTAAAAGCAGGGTATGAGCTAGATGGTCGCGGTAATAGAATGGAGGAAAAACAATGATAACAATGATTATAGCATTTTTCGCGATCGGCTTTCTTTCCGTCTTCCTGAAGGGATCCGGCGGAAAGGTCAAGGACGCGAGATATATGAAGGAAACCAATGAGGCTTTTCTACCGTCAATTATAGAGCTAGAGTCCTTTGGATTTAAGGTAATCGGAAGGGATCCGGCTATCACAGCCACGATAGAAAAAGGCCGGCGGAACCGTGGAGCGTATTTAAAAGGCGCGGACGCGGTAGCTATAGAAGAAACTATAGCAGCTTGTATAGAGGACCGCGACACGTATATGAAATTACAGCGTGGGATATCAGCGATTAAGTCACATTGCAATGTAGACATAATCCCCGATTTACGGGAAGAGGTAGAAAAACACAAGCGCATTTCTAAAAGATCCAGCGAGTTAGCGCCGGTCATGTACAGCAGCCCTGATTATAGGGAAGACGCAAAACAGCGGTTTAACGGCATTAAACCCGATTTAATGCCCTACTATGTAGCCGACCAACTGGAGGCGCTAGACGGCCTTATTACAAGCCTATACGCCCGGATAGAGCTGTTGAGGGAAGAACAAAAAGCGACGTTTAACGACTTGCATAGGTTCGAGCTAGAGGAAAAGATAAATAAACTGTTACTGCAGGCCTCCAAAAAAGAACAGGAGGCCGACAGGATCCGCACAAAGTACGCTAAAGAATGGAGGTAGAAAACATGAGAAAATATATGGACTATGACACCGGCGAAATCTGGACCGAAAAAGAGTTGTTAGATGAGTTTTTCCGATATGATGGAAAAGACGAAAACGGCGTGAGCTTTGAAGATTATCTTGAAAAGGCTTTGAAGGAAGGCCAGGAAAGGACCGGCGGATTAATCGAAATTGACGACGAGGAAGATATTGAGCAGTATTTGGATGAGGGTAGTTTTTTATGGAGGTATAAGCATGAAGTATATCATCAATATCTATAACGACGGCAACGGCCTTTATTCCGTCGATTGCGTCGGCGTTTACCGCCGTAAAACCTTATACGCCACCGGCAGCGGATCCAGACAAGAGGCCCTACAATCAGCGCTTGAAATGATCCAGTTGCAATCATCGTTAGACGATAACGCCAGGTTTTCCATCATCGACGCCGACGACCTTTATATAAAAGCTGAACGCCACAATATGAGCGCTCACAAATAACCATATCAGGACCTGAAAAGGTCCTTTTTTTATTGCCTTGAATATCCCCGACGTCATAAACGCCTTTTTAACGTCTGTAAAAGATACTAGCCATAACGCAATACTACTGTTGTATTAAATCACGTTAAAACGGCGTTTTTACGCCTTGTAAAAGGATGTGACACTATGGAAAGACTCACGGAAAAAGAAGAAAAGCTTTGCCAAAACATCGTTTCCGGCATGGACACCGCCAACGCCTATAGAAACGCTTACAACAGCAGCGCCAACGATTATACCGCACAAGTCCAGGTCTCAAAGATCCTCTCAAAACAGAAGATAAAGGACCGTCTGAAGGCGCTGCGAGAGCCTATAGAAAACGCCCTATCCGCTCAAAACGCGACGGCAATAAAAGAACAAATTGCCTTCATTAAAGGCCGGATTGAGCTATGTAGATTGAAAGAAGATGAGGGATCTATAATCAGGTATACAGATATGTTAAATAGGATTTATGGAGCTTATAAGGAAGGATTAAAAGAGGAGGAAGACGAAAACAAGCTGGCTTCTCTGGACACTGACGCACTGAAGCGGATCGCTGAAACAGTCAGCAGCAAGGCGGAATGACGGACCTATAGCGCCATGGGCCGCGACTGAAGGCCCGATGGCGCGCACTATGGCAAGAGATAGTAACATAATAGTAACAAATAAGCCTATAAACTTTGAAATATCAACAAACACACTATATTCAATGATAAAAGATAGCATGACCACGACAGGAGGGAAGGCGGACGCAAGGCAATGCCAGGGTATGGAAGTAATGTAAAAAGAGGGTAGGAGGGGCAGAAATTTCCGCCTTCCCGTATGGGACCCTATCCTCGGAAAAAATTCACAACTTTTGAAAGCCAACACCACACTTTGTGATATGCACCAATGTTAAGGTAGGACGAAGTGAGCTAGTTATACTTTGGTTATAGGTTACACTTTCTTTTGAGTGAAAAAAGTATAACAAGTATAACAAGTATAACCTAAATACACAAGAGTATTAATATAATATATTAATTATATAGTTATATTAGTTATACATGTTATACTTTTCTCTCACAGGTAGAAGTATAACCAAAGTGTAACTATAACTGTAACATTGGAGCAAATAAAAAGACTGTGGAGGGGGCTTTTCCGAGCAATATCACTCGGCTCGGAAGCCCCCCACTAAGTTTGTTGAAGAGTAAATGCAGTTGGTTGTGGAGTTACACCAACTAATGGGGATGTACCCTGAAAGTATAACAGTTGTATTAGGAGTTGTATGAGGGTGAATACAGTTGTAGGAGGAGAGAGACGATGGAAGAGAAGCCTATGTGGAAAGAGTTGGGGATGACGAAGAAAGCATTCCTGGAGTTGCAGAGAGAAGCGAGGATAGAGTTGGCTCGTAGGGACTTCTGGGAGTTCTGCAAGTTGCTGGCTCCCGACTTCTATAAGGAAGACAGAAAGTATCTGAAGGAACTCTGTGTTGCTATGCAGGAGTTTTATGAGGGAGACGATAAGGTTTTGATCATCAATCTGCCTCCTCGTCATGGGAAGTCTCGGACGGCCGGTATGCTTGCAGAGTGGGTATTCGGGAAGGACCCAAGTCAGAAGATCATCACAGGGTCGTACAACGAGGAACTGTCCACCACCTTCAGTAGAAATGTAAGAAATGCGATCTTGGAGAAGAAAGCAACGAAGGACAGGATCGTGTATTCGGATGTTTTTCCAAAGTCCAGGCTGAAGAAAGGTAGTTCTGCTGCGAAGCTATGGGCTTTGGAAGGTCAGCATATGTCGTATCTTGCCACATCTCCCACAGGTACGGCGACAGGGTTTGGCGCTTCGCTGATGATACTGGATGACATCATCAAGTCAGCAGAGGACTCACTGAATGAGACCTTGCTGGAGAGCCACTGGACGTGGTTCACGAACACAATGCTTTCTCGTCTGGAGTCTGGCGGTAAGCTGATGATCATTGCTACAAGATGGAACACCAACGACCTGTCTGGGAAGGCCATCGAGCATTACAGGGCTTTGGGGACTCCATTCAAGCTGATTACGAAGACTGCGCTTCAGGAAGACGGCACGATGTTGTGCGACGACGTACTTTCTCGTGAAACTTACGAACTGATTCTCAATACTATGGGAAGGGAGGTCGTGGAAGCCAACTACAATCAGAGACCCATCGACCTTGTTGGGCGTCTGTACAATCTGGGCTTCCAGACTTACAGGAGTCTGCCTCTTGACGAGAACAGACAGCCGGTCTACGACGAGGTCTGCGCGTACATCGATACCGCGGACCAAGGCACGGACTATCTTTGCTGTATCATCTATGCCCAGTACATGGGCCAGGCTTATGTCTTGGATGTGTACTTTACCAAGGATGGCATGGAGATCACCGAACCAGAGACCGCCAAGAGATTGTGCCAGTTCAAGGTCAACCGTGCTTTCGTGGAATCGAACAACGGCGGTCGTGGTTTTGGGCGTAGTGTGGAAAGACTGCTTCGGGAACAGCATCACTGGTATCGGACTTCTCTGGAACTGTTTACCCAGAGTCGGAACAAGAAGTCCAGGATCCTGTCTTCCGCCACATGGTGTCAGCAGAACATCAAGTTCCCAATTGGCTGGGATGCGAAGTGGCCCACCTTCTATCTGGATGTAATGAGTTACCAGAAAGAAGGCAAGATGAAGCACGACGACGCGGAAGACTGTTTGGCTGGCATTTACGACCGTATAGGGAGAGGAAACCTCTTCAGTTTTCAATAGAAAGGAGTATCAGGAATGGCGATATTCAATATGTTCCGGCAGAAAGATATGCCGAGGACTTACAGGGATGACCCTGGTGTCAAGCATCTTGAGAGGGTGTTGTCAAAGTGGCTCAACTCAAAGGAGAGGCAAGAGCAACTTCTGGCAGAGAAGTACTACTGCGGACACCATGACATCATGGAAAGAGAGCGGAAGGTGATCGGTGCTGATGGCTCTCTCGTGCCGATAGACAACATCGTCAACAACAAGCTGGTGGACAATCAGTATAGGAAACTCGTTGACCAGAAGACCAATTATGCTCTCGGCAAGCCGATGACCATCGCTGCCCACGACGAGGCCTATCTGAAGGTCATCAACAAGATTTTCGACAAGGATATGCACAGGAAGATACGCATCCTTGCCCAGTATGCCGTAGATGGCGGTATCGCGTGGCTGTATCCGTTCTACAACGAGGACGGCGAGTTTGACACGATGGTTTTCCCAGCCTATGAGATTTGTCCTATCTGGAAGGACCGTCTGCACACGAAACTGGAGTGCTGTATCAGATATTATCCAGAAGAGATCATGAATGACGACGGAAGCACAGGAGTCGTCTTCCATGCTGATGTGTTCACCGTGGACGGCGTTGACCATTATATCTATGATGTGAACACCTTGAAGCCGGCGGACCCGGCTCATACAGAGTATGTGTACATCGGTGATACAGGCTACAACTGGGAACGGCTTCCAATGATACCGTTCAAATACAATTCAAAAGAGATCCCACTTATCAGAAACGTGAAGACGCTTCAGGACGCTCTGAATGAGGCGATTTCGGACTTCCAGAACAATATGCAAGAGGATCCGCGCTCGTCCATCCTCATTCTAAAGAACTATGATGGGACGAATATCCCAGAATTCCGACGGAACCTCGCCACTTATGGCGTTGTAAAGGTAACCACTGTTGACGGCGTCCAGGGCGGTGTGGAGGCTCTGAAGGTGGAAGTGAACGCTGCCAACTATCAGGCCATCCTCATGCAACTGAAGAGGGCTATCGTGGAGAATGGCAGAGGCTTTGACGCCAAGGAAGAACGGATGGACGGCGACCCGAACCAGATGAACATCGAGTCCATGTACACAGACATCGACCTTGACGTCAATGGCATGGAGGCAGAGTTCCAAGCCGGCTTCGAAAACCTCAAATGGTTCATCGACCAGTACCTTATCCACTCGAATCAGGGCGATTTTACCGAGGATGAGGTTGAATTTGTGTTCAATCGGGACATCTTCATCAATGAAGACGCAAAGATTGAAAACTGCGTGAAGTCTGTGGGATTGCTTTCTGAAAAGACCATTTTGAGCCGTCATCCGTGGGTAACAGACATCGAACATGAGTTGTCACAGATAGAAGAGGACACGAAAAAGGAACTCGAAAGGGTGGCTTTGGAACAGGACATCCTTGCTCCGAAGGAAAGTGGTGTAAATGAAGAGTGAATTCATCCTCACGGCGTTCGAAAAGTCGCAACATGACCTTACTGTAGAGGCTTTTCGTACCATTTTAGAGGAAATGTATGGCTGTCAGAAGGACGTGGAGCGAGAAATCGAGGCATTCGTCCGAGAATATGGTCGTGACGGTGTGGTCACTTATGCAGAAGCCCGAAAATGGGTGTCCAGAGACGACCACAGGCGTCGGATGACCGTGCTTCTTCTGACAATCAGTGCTTTATATGTGACATTGTTTGGAAAAATATCAAAAACAACAGGGTCACTTCTCAATACTATTGCCGAAAATGAGTACCGATTCTACGGTCTGAAGCCAGAAGAGGGCAAAATAGCCAAAATTCTGGAGAAACCGTGGGGGGTACAGGAAATGTCATGGAAGGAACACGTTGACGAGTACAAGTCAAGGTGGAATTCCATCCATTCTCGTGACTTAACGGTCGCGTTTCTGCGTCGTGACGGTATCGACAAGATACTGAAGGACTACAGGAAACAGGCGGAGAGGGAGCAGAAGATCATCAAAACACTTCTGGACACCGAATCATCTGCCGTTGGCACGTCCGCAAGGGCGGAGATCCTGAAGGAACTAGGCGAGACACGTTATCAGATTTTCACGAGGGTGGATGAACGTCGTTGCGACATCTGTGCGTCCATGCACGGGATGATATTTCCGTTTTCGGCCTTCAGGGTCGGAGAAACAGCACCGCCTTTCCATGCGAGATGTCGGTGCTGGATCAAGACCGTGGATTAAGGGTGGTATACCCTTTCCAAACTGGGGGGTCTGGATTATGTTTTGTCTCTTTTTGCCTCGTCCAGGCTCCCACTCCCTATAGGAGGCAAAAGAGAGTAGTTGTAGACAGGATGGACATGGACAAGTCCTAAAAAGCCTACTGGAGGAGAAATGAAAACTGAATACCTTAAAAGCCTTGGAATCACAGACCAGGCAACCATCGACGCCATCATGGCGGAAAATGGCAGAGACATCAACGCTGCCAAGGGAGACCTTGACGCCCAAAAGGACAAAGTCAAGACGTTGGAGAAGGATATGGCGGACAAAGAAAAGGAAATCCAAATTCTCAAGGACAACGCAATGAACAATGACGCCATCAAACAAGAACTCGACGACCTCAAGGCAGCGAAGACGAAGGCAGATACAGACCATGCGAATGAACTGAATCTGCTGAAGAAGTCTCATCTTGTGGAAAATGGGTTGAGGGACGCGAGAGCAAAGAGCGTAAAGGCGGTCATACCGTTCCTGGACATGGAAAAGATCACTCTCGATGAGAACGGCGGTCTTTCGGGTCTTACTGAACAGGTAGAAGCGCTTGTAAAAGCGGAGAAGACCAGCTTTCTCTTTGAAGCGGAACCATCACCTAGCGGTCTCACGCCACAACCGGCATCGCCAGGGGATAAGGGACAGCAACCGACAGGGCTGACATTTAGACAGGCGATTGAGAACGCACTCGCAAAAGAATAAAGGGGGATAAAACAAAATGGCAGTAACACTTGCACAGGCAAAACTGAATGTACAGGATGATTTACAGTTAGGGATCATCGACGAATTCGCAAAATCTTCTTTCATCATGAACAACATTCCGTTCGATGATTGCATGAGTCCGACAGGCGGTGGCGCTACACTGACCTACTCTTACACAAGACAGGTAACACAGCCGACCGCTGGATTCAGAAAAATCAATTCCGAATTCACAACTCACGAAGTAGACAAGCAGAGATACAGCACGGACCTGAAAGTTTTCGGCGGAGCATTCGAAATCGACCGTGTCATCGCTGGCATGGGCGGTATCGTGAACGAAGTTACTTGGCAGGCTGAACAGAAAGTAAAAGCGACTTCTGCGCTGTTCTCCGACACCATCATCAACGGCAACTCTTCCACAGATGCAGACGTATTTGACGGACTGGAAGTTGCACTGGCTGGCACAGCAACCGATATCGACAGAGGGCAGATTGACCTTTCCACATCTGCGAATGTAACAGCGAACTATATGGCGTTCCTGGACGTGCTGGATGAATTCCTGTCCGAACTGAACGGCGCTCCGACCGCTCTGCTGATGAACGCAAAGGCAGCAGCCAAAATGAGAGCGTGCGCACGGAGAGCATCCATGTATCAGACCACAAAGGACAACTGGGGCAGACAGGTAGAAATGTACGGCTCCATTCCGTTCGTTGATTTAGGTGCGAAGGCTGGCTCCAACGATCCTATCGTTGCTACTGACACGACCACAGGTCAGACCTCCATCTACGCAGTAAGATTCGGCCTTGACGCTTTCCACGCCATCAGCATGGCTGGTATGCCTCCTGTACGGATCATCATGCCTGACTATTCCACAGCTGGCGCTGTAAAGAAGGGTGAAGTTGAAATGATCGCTGGTTGCGCTCTGAAGACAACCAAGTCCTGTGGCGTATTAAGAAAAATCAAGGTTGGCTAATACAGCCTTTGAGGAGGAATAAACATGGCAAACGAAATCAAGTATAAACCCCAGGTATTCCCTGAAGACCACCCTGTAGAAGGGGAACGGCTTTCCACAAACGGTTTCTATACTGGAGAGAGAAAAGGGATGCCGATGCAGGATTACGCTGACCCAGAAGAAAACGGTCAGAATGAGGACGCATACTGGGTCGAAAACAACACCGTTCGTCTCGGCACACTTTTACAGGACGCAACCGAAGACTCCATGCCTGAAGTGGACACCGGCGAAGACGAAGAAGAAGACGGCGACGACGAATCCACAACGTAAGGAGGTCTGACATGAAAATCTATGCACCTGTAAGCAACGCTTCGGGAGTGTGGGCTACTGTCAGATTTGTCAACGGCGTCGGCGAAACAGACGACCCACGTCTGCTGAAATGGTTCGCTGAACACGGTTACAAACTGGATGAGAGTACAGGACTCACAGCCAAGAAGCCGAAGTCTGGTGAACCAGAGACTCTGTCTCAACGGCTCGGAGTAAATGTCGATGTAATGACCGACCAGGAACTCCGTGCGTGGATGAAGGACAATGGCTACGGCAAAGTCATGCGTGGAACGAAGGACAGAGAGAAGTTGATCGCGATGTTGGAGCGGTCACTGGAGGACTGATATGGTAACAAGAGAAGACATCATCAATCGGCTCTCGCACTTCGGGATTGAAGTAGACTCTGACGGCTATGACGCTGTGGACTTCGAGCTGGAGAAGATCGTGAATTACACACTGAACTACTGCAACATAGAAGAAGTCCCAGAAATCGTCGAACCACGTCTAATTGACAGGGTTTGCTGTGAGTATTTGTTCAATCTGAAGAACGCTGGGCAACTGGATGGCTTCGATTATAGTACCGTGATAAAGGAAATCAAAGAGGGCGATACCACACTGCGGTACGCGGTCGGGTCTGGTGAGGATACACCAGAAAACAGGTTTGACTCACTCGTTAAACATCTCGAACGCGGATACGACAAGTGGATTACACCACACAGAAGGTTGAGGTGGTGATGTCGTGGATATCAAATACGACCAGTTCACAACCAAAAGCCCGAATCCTTTGCGTCCGCTTTGGGTAGGGTTATGCACGATATATGAGTATCAAGATGTAACGGACCCCGAAACACATCAGACAGTTCTCAAACCTGTACCTGTACTCGAAGACGAGCCGTGTAGACTCTCATACAACTGGGAACAGGCCACGAATATAAGGAGCGGAGCAGCGGTGGTTTCGCAGAGCATCACGCTCTTTATACGGCCTGACCTTGAAATCAAGCCAGGCTCACTCATCGAGATAACCCAACACGGAAGGACCGAGAAGTTCGAACGGTCGGGGCATCCTGCGGTCTACACGAATCATCAGGAAATCAAACTGCAACTGCATGAGGACATGGCGTAATGGGCATCACTATCGACACATCGGAACTCACCAAGGCGCTCAACGCTTTGGCTGACACAAGCACTCTCACAAGGTACTTTCGGCGGATAGCCGACGAGATTGCACAGATATGCCGAAGGGAACTGTACAACAGGACGCCGAAGAAGACAGGCAGACTTGCAAAGGGATGGCTTGAGCGTGACGGATTGCGTTTTCGGGTGACACACAATGGCTATGAACTGGAACTCATCAACAAGGTTGAGTACGCTCGTGCCGTGAACTACGGACACTATTCGTACAACCAGTATAACGTCGGGGGTCCGCCGTGGCACGTCAATCCGTCTCACAGGACAGTGTTTTACGACTCGTCGTATGGTGAAAAGCCAAACGACCCAGATTCGTTCGTGTTCGGGCATTTCTTCCTCGAAAAGGCAGAAGTCGCACTGTACAGTGATTCCAGACTCACGAGC